AGATAATACTATCAGATTAAAAGACAGTAAAGGAACTAATCATGGGTGTTATAATATGAGTTATGTTGAACCAATACCACTAACAGAAGAATGGCTTTTAAAGTTTGGGTTTGAGAACCTTACAATGGATAAAGAATTTTGTGATATGGAATTTGAATTACTACATCCGTTAATGAGTTTCCATTGGGATGGTCGTTTAAGTATGGGGCAAAACGGAAATACTATTGGATTGAATGTAATTAAACACGTCCACCAATTACAAAACTTATACTTTGCTTTAACAGGTGAGGAGCTAACAATTAAAAAATAATGATATGAAAAAAGAACACCAACGGGAATTAATAGTTGCGATCATTAAATAAAACAAATCAATTAAATAAAATAAAGAGCGAAAGGGCTTTCGAAATAGTTTGGAAAAAATACGAATGGAAAACAAAACGATTAAGAGTTTACACGGATTTAGTTTACAATACAAAGTATAAACCTGAAAATAAATGATATGATTTTAATTAAAATTTTAGCAATAATTTGGATGCTGTTTATTTCTTATAAATCTTTAATATATTTAAAGCAAAATAAATGAGTGAAAAAACTATAATCCGACCGCAACCAGGTTACCAAATGAAGGCGTTAAGTTCGGGGGCGGATATTGTTATCGGTGGGGGTGCTGCGGGTGCGGGTAAAACCTTTTGTTTGTTATTGGACCCGTTACGGTATAATCAAAACAAGGATTTCGGGGCGGTTATATTTAGAAGAACAACCCCACAAATTACGAACCCTGGTGCGTTATGGGACGAATCAAATAAAATTTACCCTTTTGTTGGTGCTACTTCAAATAAAAGTGCGTTGTCCTGGTCCTTTCAAAGTGGGGCAAAGATTAAGTTTTCACACTTAGAACACGAAAAGAATGTTTACGATTGGCAAGGTTCACAAATTGCTTACATAGGATTTGATGAATTAACGCATTTTTCTAAATTCAGTTTCTTTTATTTGCTTAGTAGGAACCGTTCGACTTCAGGAATTAAACCTTGCGTTCGTGCAACTTGTAACCCCGACCCCGATAGTTGGGTTGCCGAATTGATTTCGTGGTGGATTGGCGAAGATGGTTTTCCGATTGCTGAACGACAAGGGGTTGTTAGGTACTTTGCAAAGGATGGCGAATCGTTTATTTGGGCGAACTCAGTTAAAGAATGTATCGAGTTATCGAGTTATTTTATTAATCCATTAGTTGAAAAATCAGGGCAACCCGCAGAAAATTTTATTAAATCAATTACTTTTATAGGTGGTTCGGTTTATGAGAATAAAGAATTGCTTTCTGTTGATAGTGGGTATTTAGCAAATTTGGCGGCACAAGACGATGCAACAAAATTACAACTTCTCGAAGGTAATTGGAAGGTTGCAATAAATGAAGCCGATGTTTACAATTACATTTCTTTTAAAGATGTATTTACTAATACATTTGTTGAACCAGGCGAAAAGGGTATAACAGTCGATGCGGCTATGTTTGGAGACGACAAATTAATCATAAGCTACTTTGACGGGCGTAGGTTGGAAGATTTAATATTAATGAATAAGTCAAGCGGAAAAGATATTATCGATAAAATACGAGGCTTACAAGCGGAATACAAAGTTCCGAATAGTAGGGTTGTTTACGATGCGAATGGGGTGGGGGCTTTTATTGGTGGTGGCAATAATGCGTTTATTCCTGGTGCGATTGCTTTTGATAATGGCGGGAAGGCTATTCAAACTACAAAGGACCTTCGTAAGTTCAGGAACTTAAAAACGCAATGTTATTTTATATCGGGCGAAAAGGTTAATTCGAATGAGTACTTTATTTCGGAAAGGGTTGCGAATATGATGTACGACGATAAAATGACAATGCGACAAAGGTTTCTATTTGAAAGAAAGGCTATTAAAAAGGGCAAAAGAGTTGACGAAGAACCGTATAAACTTATACAAAAAAAGGAAATGAGTGCGAAATATTTACAAGGTCAATCGCCCGATTTACTAGATAGTTTTATGATGAATGAATATTTTTACCTGGTCCCAAAAAGGACCGCCCCAAAATCGACAATTGTTAGAAGACGATGATTAAATTCAAAGCTAAAGGAATTAGATATTCGTGTCCGACTTCCTGGTCCGAAATAACATTCAAACAATGGAAAGAATTGAATAATACTAAAGACGATTTAAAATTACTATCAATTTTAACGGGTGTTCCTTCGAGTATAATCGAAAGGATTTCGGAAAAAAGTTTATTTAATTTGTCTTTGGCAATTAGTTTTATTTCTAAACCTTTAAAAATAGAAAATTATAAACCACCTGAGGAATTTAATTATAAAGGGAATAAAAAAATACCATTTGTAAAGGATATTAAGGAAAAGAGTTACGGACAAAAGATTTATTTACAACACTCTTTAATTGAGAATGAAGGGAATGAATCAAAGATAATCGAAGAATCTGTTTTAATATATTCACAACCTTATATGGATAATTCAGATTTTAATTTAGATAGGTTAAATCAATTAAAAAATTCTTTAGACGATGTTTTTTTTGTAGATTTGTATTCGATTGCTATTGCTTACACGAATCAATTAAAAGAAGTTGTTGAAATTGAGGGGCGGGAATTAAAAACGATTCCAACAAACGAACAAAAATCTGCGGGAGTAGATATGTTTTCGAAGTTTGGGGTTATGAATACCGTAAAAGCATTGGCAAATAATAATATTTTAAATTATGAAAAGGTTCTAAAGATTGAATATAATACCGTTTTTGTTCATTTGTTAATGAATAAAACCGAGGGAATTTACCAGGATAATTATAGAAAAATTTTAGAGCAAAAACACAAAAGAAGATGATTGTTTCGATAGTTGAAACCCTGGTTAATCAATTAAATGTGAACGGAATTACTTTCGGCTTCGGTCATGGTGCGCAATATTGGGCGAACCTTTTAGAAGATGAATTCGACTTCGGGGAATTTCAAGGTTTAATATATTTGGACCAACCAATTACAACCGAATACCAATTAACTGCGGGGGGTTATATTGGGGAATTTTACCCGATTACTTTATTCTTTATGCTTAAATCCGAACTTGAATGGTTGCCAACCGAACACGATACGGAATGTATTGAACCCGCAAATAATGCCATTAGGCAATTTATATCTATTTGCCAAAGTCGTAACGATTTAATAGATGAAGTTTCGGACCCGTCCGCATATGAGTTTATCAATTTATTAGATGTAAATGTTTCGGGGAAAAGTTTAACAATCAAATTAAAACCGAGAATTAATAATTCGGTTTGTGTTCCGCCAATTCCATAACCTCAAACAATGGCGGATAAGACAAAAGATATAATTAAACAATTCGGTTTAAAACTTACTGAAGATATAAAGAAGGCTATTCCAAAAGGTACGGGAGAAACTGCGGCTTCGGTTTATATTGAGTTTACTAAAACTGGTTTTATTATTAGAGGCGGCGCACAAATTGGGGCGATAATAGACGGAAGAAAACCAACGGGACCAGGTGCAAAGAAAGGAAACCCAACGGTTCGGGAATCTGTTTTAAAATGGATTAAAGCAAAAGGGATTCGACCGCGCGAAAGTTCTATGAGTCAAGAAACATTAGCGTTTTTAATTTCAAGGTCAATACATAAAAACGGATATAAAGGAAAGGGGAACATATTTAAAAACGTAATTACAGCGTCCAGGATTAGTTCGTTAACAGAAACTTTAATAAGAAACGAAGCCCTTGCGATTCAATCGAGCATAATAAAAGAATTTAATTTTAAATAAATGGGATTAACGATAATAGAATACCCACAAAGAAATGTAGAAAACAATCCTTTATTTGTTAGTAAATGGAGTGCGATAAATCATTCTATGATTTTTAAAATGATTCGACAAGATTATTCCGTTAATTTATTTTACAATTCAGGAACGGAAGTTATGGTTGCGGTAATAACATTAGGAACGATGATTGATAGCCCGTTACCAGGGGACGAAATATATATCGAAAGCCCTTCGAACTCGGCTACTTTTACCCTGGCTTCGTTTAGTTTTCCGAATGTTTTTATTATGGAACCGCAAGCAATTACGGCTTCGTTTGGTCCTTCAGGGTTTATAAATCTTTTATCGAGAAAAAACTATTTTATTCGAACGAATGTTTATGGAGTTAGCGAAGGAAACCAATACGAATTAATCGGGCAAAGTAAAAACAAACCTGATTCTTCGGGAGGTGCTTCGGTAGATGTTAGTTCGTTTTTAAAAAACATTATAGGTTATCAGGACAATTTTAAATACGATGTATTAAACGAAAAGGATGGAACATTAGGTTCGCCTTATAATATAACCTATTCGGAAAATTGGAAGAACTACGAGGGTGCTTTTTCAGGATTGTCGACAACTATTTTAAGGTTCGGGGTTAATTCAGCAAAACAGATACAAGATTTATACGGTCAAAACATGGGCGAATATGTTCCATTTTTTATTGATTTAGTAACACCGATTCCCGAAGCTAAATTTTTATCGGATTTTAAAAGTCCGACTTATTTTCCAGGGTTCCCGTTTTCATTATCTTTTATTTATTCCGAAAATTTGGTTGGAATAGAAACATTTAGGGACCAGGAAAATTTCGATATTAATGGGAATCCGACTTTTGTAGGTTCGCCCGTTCAATTAAACAATGGAGAGGCGCAAGAAGTTAACAGGTTATTGATTGAAGGGAATTATAGCTCGAATACTTTATCGACTAAAGTATGGTTA